GTCGTGACCCAGCGGCGCTTCGACTTGAAGGCACCGCGCTTCGCGCTGAGATGGAATTCTAACCCATCAGAGCGTTTGTCTGCTAGTTCGTAGAAAGAAGGTGAGGAAAAGCCAGCTCCAACTGTTGGCGCTGACCCGTAGTCACCTCCTGGTTGCGTTCGTAAACGTAACCATTCCCAATACCGGTTGGTGTCATTTCGAACACCATCCGATCCGGGGACGAACTTAACAACTCCTGAGCGATCAACCGTCCAAGAATCCGACGGAAGTCCCTCTTCCTCATTACGCGGTAACCAACTGAAAGCTGGTTGCTCCTGTAAAGAAGATAAGTTTCTTCCATCTGAACCTCGGTCATCTGAATCATCCATCCTCTCGGATTGATAATGAAGATGAGCTCGTTTCCCATGCTGTTGAAGGCAAGGGTCACGCAGTAGAGTTTTTGGGAGTTGAGAGCCCCATTTGTTGAGGCAGGCAGTTGCGTTTCCATCGATGTAGTCCTTTCTTTTAAGAGGGATATACACGGTTCTTTTCTGTTCGAACGCATAGAGCGCCGAATTAAACCGGCACTCCGTTGTGAACATAACAGAGAAGAATAAGATACCCGCACCACGAGAACTTGTGGCGCGAGGTATTGGAGAACGCAAAACGCTTTCCAACATATCTCGAATGGCTTGGGCAATCTTCCACTTACCAGCATTGTAAAACTGGTTAGAGGTTGACGTCCATGAAGCCACTTGAGCTGCTGTCCAGCTACGTACGTCATCAGGAGCCAATTCTCTGGCGTAAACCGGTCTTACCGGCCTACCGTTATAGAAATCAGCCCCGCAAGACTCCCGGAATAGTGAATTCCGAAAGGACTTGTTGATGTTAACTCTTAGCCCATAGGCTTCGAGATTACGTACGACTGCGTCCGTATACTCCACGGGAACTATGATATCGTCCCCGTAGATATCAATCTTTCGCGAGTAGTGTGCGATTGATTGTGAACTCGGACGCCGACCATCTTGGTCGTGCAGCGCAGACTGTACAATGGTATAGAAAACCATTGCCTCAACCGGGAAGCATGTTGCTGAACCCATAGAGGCATACTTGTACAATGTGATACACTTCCCAGACGGGAGGTTGGCTTGTCCTGACCGGACGGTGAGTAAGTATTCACCAATCCCAGAGCGCCTGAAGATCC